CCGTACCAGCCTGTTGACCCATAGCAGCCGATCCATAACGACCAGCAGACGAAGCCTTAGACTGTAGATTCTGAATATTCCGTGTGTACTGTTCACCCGCTAGACGGTTAGCTTGTTCCAAAGCCCCACCTAGAAACGGATTAACGCCACGACCTTCAATCGTAGCCAGTTGTTCAGCCTGAGCAGACCGTAGTAGTGGAGAACCACCAATAGCCCGTTCCTGAGCCATCTGGAGAGCTTGCTGAGTCGCTGCTGATGGAGATACTGCCAAGGTCTCAGGAGCCTCTGGCATACCCTTATAGAGCCTCTGAGCCTCACCTAAGCTATACGTTATGTACGGCTTAAAGTCCGGGCTGATCTCTGTTTTACTCTCTTGAGTACCGCCGCCACCACCCATATTACACCTCGCAAATCCATCGTCTAGGACGGAAACCGTATGCTCTCGCCCTTCTCTGCCATCCATGCCTATGACTCGAAAACGTCAGGTATTTCATCCCTGCTTGACGAGCCATGTCTTTTATGTATTTTAACCCTGAATCTACCAGTTGATAATCATTTTCTAACGTCCAAGCAGCCCATACATGACACTCATTACCCATCGGTTGCAAGATAAAGAATCCCGCAAAATGCTGATCCTTTAAGACCACCCACAGCATAGCCTTCTGGTTAAAACAGTCCGTGTAAACGTCCTCAACAATCCAGTTCTCAGGACTCCGAGTCTTTACCTTCTCTAGCCCCGGTTTAATAGTTCCCCACCAGTTTCTTAGTTGATCGACTGGTATGTATCGGAACTCAACCGACAACGATATATCCGTAAGTTTTGTCTGCTGTAGCATTTGCCCAATGTGTAATAGTTGCTTCACCCTGTTGTTGTGTAGAAACATACAGGTTCGTTGTTGCTGATGGTGCTACATAATTCAACGTAACAATAGCACTAGGAACAGCCGGTCTATCAGGACTCGTACTCGTAGGATACTGCTCAATAGAAACACCTACATCAGTTACTCGCCACATTATTTCAGCATAATCTCCAGCGTTCATTTCTATAAAGAAATTCATCGCAGCAATTAAGTGGCTAGGATCACCTGTGCTTTTTCTCGCTGGCAATGAAAACCGGCTGTTAGACCCATCTATGTTCGTTCCGTTCTTTCTGAACCAGATGTCTACATCTTGAGCATCATTAGTAGTGTTCTTGAACTGAATAGAAAACTGAATATTGTAAATTCCATAATTCCTGACATTAAGACGAGAACTATTAGAAACATAAACTCCATTGCTATAGTCTGTCGTATCAAGCGTAACAGCATAGGCAGTTGTCGTATTAGCAGCGGTTTGGTCTGTGGTGTCCTGAAACGCTCCGTAAGGCGATGAATCAGCCTCAGCAGCCGCAGATAAGGGTACGAAGAATATAAGGCTGTCAAAGCCTATACGGTCATCGTAAAGGGTAGTGCTAGTAGCGTTCCCTGTAGCTAACGTAATCTCTCCGGTGTTATTCGTCTTGCCATTCATAGCACCACGAACAACCTCAGCAACCTGCCTCTGGTCTCCACCAAATACAGGTAACGTCTGGAATTGAATACGTCTCATCGAGTACCCTGCTGCACGACTTCTACCTCAGTTCCAACCAATGTTTTCCAATTCGTACCAGTAGCAGTCACTTTAATACGGTGATATTCCCCATTAGACCGCAAAGAACACCGATTTTCAGCATCAGCAGCTACATCATCGCCAAAAAGTACCTGATCTGACAACAAATCCCGACTCGCTACCGCTACAGACGCACTTCCACCATCCACAATCGGCTTTGCCAGCAAAACTGTAGACCGACCAACGTCAATATCACCAGAAACTACACTCGCAGTCTTTTTAGAGTTACCAAACGTGATAATCCGCTGACCACTTACCCCTGCAAAGATCAAAATACCACCTGCCCATTGAGGATCGTCTAGCGAAACCACCAAAGCATCCAGATTTGCTGAGTAATTATCAAGATTCTCCAGCGTAACAGTCGCAGTCATCAGCGTATTGATAGCAGCAGCCGTAGTCTGGACGTAAGACCACTTCTGCAAGGGTATCGAATAGACCAATAACTCAAATCCACCCGACTGTAGCGGATAACACCAGATAACTAGCTTCTTAATTGGTTCCACAGCAGAAGAAATCGCATACCTCATGTTGCTTCTCTGCACTCTTTCAAAGAACCAACGGTTTACTTTCTCCTCGCCAATGTTAGTCATTGACTCGCCATTGGTCATGTAGAACCCATCATCCGCTAGGAAGTAGGTTAGCCCACCAAACTGAGCTACAGAACCCGGAGCTATACATCCCAAAGTCCTAGAAATGGCATCAAACTGGAAAAAGAACGGGCTACCAGCATAGGTCATGCGGTAAATCGCTCTCTCTAGGAAGATTAGACCGAATTCACCACCCGCTAGACCCGTAATATCCCCACCGTCAGGGATTACCTGAAAGTCAGATTGGCTAGCAGCACCCGGAGTCCAGTCCGTTTCATCGTTAATATCCGACCAGTAGACCGTACTCTCGTTTCCACCAGCAACATTAGCCGCTACAACGAAGTCTTTGACTACCGTTACATACTTAGCCTGTGGAGCAGCAGCCGCTAAGTCACCGAAATAGGTGCTAACGCCTAACTCATAAGCCTGTAACTTATCTGCTCCGTTAGCAGCAATCATCTTGTTACCGTACTGAGTAACATCCCAATACTCAATGGCTGCATAACCCGTAGTCGTTAGCGGATCAAGTGACGTATCACCCGCATCAAACTTGTACAGGTTAGAAGCACTAGCCGCAAATACCGTAATTACGCTACCAAACCGACCAGCGAAACTCGTTAGCAACTCAGCACCAGCGGTATTCGAGTAATTAGCCTCACCCTGAAATGGCGCATAACCGTTAGTTACCGGATAACAGTTCACAGCATCCGTTACAGCCCCTGAAACTCCGGGCTGATCTGGCAACCACTCGCCAAACATAATCTTTGATTTAGCCATTATTGTCTCGTCCAGCTATTCGTTGATCCTGATACCTGAGTCCATGTATTGCTATTAGCCGCTACGACATCCCAGTTATTTGATCCAGCAGTTACTTGAGTCCAAGTATTACTGTCAGGTGTCTGCTCAGTCCATGTATTAGCTTCTGGAATAACATCCGACCATTCCTCACCAATAATGCCACCATTGGCAACTAACAGAGCTACAGCATTAACAGAGGCAATTCCAGCAAATGTCGCATTAGGAACGCATCCGACTATTGCCTCACAGTCAACATGAGCAGTACCATCGTAAAGAACGCCACCAATCGCGGTAAATGTTGCTTCAGCATAGACACTCGCATCACCTAGCCGAACTCTAATGCCATTCGCTGTAACTGTTGTAGTTGTGACAACAGCCGCATTGCCAAACTGCACCCTTCTACCATTCGCCGTAAATGTTGCATTGCCTGTAACTGCCGCATTGCCAGCAAAGACACCAACACCATTCGCTGTAACTGTTGCAAGTCCATTAACTGATGCAACACCAGCAATGACTAAGCCACCATTAGCGGTAAACGTCGCTATTCCATTAACAGAACCAGCACCTAACTGAACTTTGATACCGTTAGCTGTGACCGTTCCTGTTGCATTAACCGCAGCAGCAGCGAATTGAATCCTGATGGCATTAGCCGTAACCGTAGCCGTTCCATTAACAGCGGCATTACCTAACCGTACTAGAATCGCATTAGCTGAGAACGTACCCGTAGCACTTACCGCAGCAGTTCCTAGCGCAACTCGAATACCCGCTGCCGTAACCGTAGCTGATGTAATAAATACACCAGCACCGAATTGCACCCTACTACCAGCCGCAGTAACCGTAGCATTGCCTGTTACCGCTGCATTGCCAAATTGGATACGAATTGCATTTGCTGATACCGTTGCGGTTCCATTAACAACAGCATTGCCAAGCCGTACCCTAATCGCATTAGCAGTAACAGTAGCTGATCCACTAACAGCAGCCGATGCTAACTGGATTCTTATACCAGCCGCAGTAACTGTTGCTGTGCCGTTGACATTCGCAACACCAGTTTGAACCCTGATGCCAACCGCAGTAACCGTAGCCGTACTAGATATTGCTGCATTGCCTAATGCGACCCGAATACCATTAGCGGTAACTGTCGCTGTTCCGTCAATACTCGCACTACCAAACTGCGTAGACCCCGCTAACGAGGAATAAGGAGTTTGAGCAAATGCGCTGATACCGAACATTTAGACAACCACCCATCTAGCACCAGTCGGAACCGTTACCGTCACACCTGTATTCAATGTGACGTTGCCAGCACTCATGCCATTGTAGTTAGTTGGGAATGTCAATGATGTCGCTACCGTATTGGAGTTCAGATAAACCCCATTAGACGCAGCAAATTGAGCATCGTAAGCCGTATTTGTCTCATCACCATAGACAGCCTTATCCGATGGATACGTTACAAATACATCCTTACTATTAGCCGCAAAGTTAATTGCAGCCGTAGTACCAGAGGAGTTAGAGAGAATCGTAGTTCTAGCTAAGGTAGTGCCAGAAGCCGTATAAGTACCGATCCCAACTTCCCAAGTACCCGCTGTGGAATCAACAATGGCGTAATACGTTGTGTTGCCATTGCCAATATCCGCAAACGAACGGAATCCAGATACAGCACCCGCTAAGGTCAACGTACCTGTACCCGCTGTGGTACTCGTTTCCCTGATCCTGTCCTTTACGACTAAAGGCATGATCTATCCTTATGCCAGAGTTACACTCAAGCTACCAATAGCAATACGGAAAATATCACCAGAAGCAATCGTCTTAGAAGCATCTAGTGGCGTGTGATACAGCATATTGCCTGTGGTCAACGCATCACGAATAGCCACATGAGTAATCGCTCCCCATGAGCCTGTAGCCTGTGGGAATTCAATCGCAGCCGAGTTCGTAGATACGCCATTACTAGGCGCACCAAACGTAATCGACTGACGAGCATACGAACCACCTGAAACCTCAGTTCCAGTATCCGCATCCGTTGGATCAGTCGTGTACAAAGCCAGATAAACAACAGTAGGACTTGTAAAAGCTGTATTTCGTAGAGTAGCGTTAATCAGCGCGTTCTCAAGATAATTCGACATTTCTGCCATGATTTCACCTCACGTTATAAGACATTGACATAGGTTGACCACTAT